ATCTAGATCGCAGCCGCTCTTGCTGAGATACATATTAAGCGCCTGACCATTCCCATGGTGCTCCTTCCAAGCCGCTATCCGGCTGCGCAGACCATGGTGGCCCTCGCCGGCAAGGTAGACAATCGCCCCTGGCGTGACCCGGTTGCCGAACCAGTCCGGTTGGCCCTGGGCCATCCGCAGGCACCAGTCGAGCGTGGCGAAGGTCTTCCCGCCTCCGCTCGGGCCGTGGATCATGATGAGCGCCGCTTGCTGAATCCAGCCTTTGACCATCCACCGAATCGGCGCTGGCTGGCGGGAGAACTCGTCCGCCGGCATCAACCAGTCGCTTACTGCAGGCTCGAGCAGCGCCGCCAGGTCGTTGCCGGCCTGAACGTAATCATTGGCGTCCCCAGCCGCGGGCGGCATCACTGACCTGGCGCCATACTTGGCGCTGGCCTGCTCTGCGTAGCGCTGGCCAACTCCAGACGCATCGTTGTCGGCAACAATTACCAAGTCTTGTTGTGCGCCGAACCGCTCCCGCAGCGCTCCGGTGACTGGGACCAAGTTGCTGGCGCTGTACGCCACTGCGCACGCCTTGCCGGTGGCTTGGTGAATCGTTGCGGCAGTCGCGAAGCCCTCGGCGATGTAGATGGTGCTGCTAGGCTCGCCGAGCATCCAGAACTTGCCCCCAGTAGCGCCGCCGGGGTGATAGCGTTTCTCGCCATCGACTGCGATGTACTGCACGCTGGCTAGATCACCTTCGGCGCCATATAGCGGGACCATCAGCCGCCCGTCGCCGGTGATCCTTGCGCCATTGGGTGCGATGCCCTTGCGTGCTAGATACGGGTGATCGGCGCTCGCTGCGCCGCCTGCTGTCCAGATCGCATCCACGGTGCTAGCGGCAACCGCTTGGCTGCGCTCCTGCTCGGCCTCCCGTGCCGCCTTGGCCTCGGCCATTCGCCGGGTGTGCGCCATTTCTTCCGCGATGGTAAGTTTCCTGCCCATCTCAGCCTGCCAGGCCTGCTCGATGCCTGCCCGCCAGCACCCGAACCGCCCTGCCGGTACGCCATCGCCGAATGCCACGTACCAACCGGGCTTGCTGTGGCCCGGTGTGCCCTTGGTGCCAGAGTTGAACCTGTGTAGCTTGCCGTCTAGGTAGATCGCCTCTGGCGGCTCCAGGCCGGCTTCTACCATTGCCTCTCTTAGCTGCTCGTCTGGTGGCTCAATCCTCTTGGGCTCTGGGAGAGCGTAGACGCCGCCGAAGATGCTAGTCAGGTCTGCCATTCGGCGCCTTCAGTAGATAGGTCGACAACCGCTGTATCGCGGTGATGCGTGGCCGCTTGGAGCGACCTCGCTGGAGGGCAAGAACGGTACTGTAGTGCAGGCCGGTGGCCGCCGCAACGACCCGCACCTTGCGGTCTTGCAGAGCGGCAACGACTTGCTCGATGGTCATCATAGAACGTACTCCTGAAAAAAAGTTGGTGAAGATCGAAAAAAAGTATAGCACAAGTCGAAAAGATGAGGTAGGATGGCATCCATGCACTGAACGGATTTCCCGACGAGTGCTGACACAGAAGGAAGCAAGATGAACGCAAAGATCAACCAAGCCATCGCCGACTGCGACCGCTTCATTGCCAAGGAGCAAGCGCAAGCCGCTGACCTCCGACCGGCGGATGTTGCCAAGATGTTGGACTTCTACATTGCGCACCGCGCCAAGCTCATCAAAATGCTGGAGGCCTGAAGATGGCCATCAACCTAAAAACCACGTCCACCCTGGCGTCGAACGGCGCCAAGATCCTTGTCTACGGCCAAGCCGGCGCAGGCAAAACAACGCTAGCAGCAACCCTGCCAGCGCCAATCATCCTGAGCGCCGAGGGTGGGCTCTTGAGCATTCAAGATGCCAACCTGCCCTACATCGAGGTGACCAGCATGGCCACCCTGATGGAGGCATACAGCTGGCTGCGCGACAGCCACGAGGCAAAGGATTACCAGAGCGTGGCGCTGGACTCTATCTCGGAGATCGCCGAGGTGGTCCTGAACGCCGAGAAGAAGAGCAACAAAGACCCACGCGCAGCCTATGGCGCGATGCAAGAACAGATGGCCGATATCATCCGCGCCTTTCGCGACCTGCCTGGTCGCCACGTCTACATGTCGGCAAAGCTCGAGAAGACGCAGGACGAGATGGGCCGGGTTCTTTACTCGCCCTCAATGCCGGGTAACAAGACCGGCCAGGCCTTGCCTTACTTTTTCGACGAAGTCTTGGCCCTGCGGGTTGAGAAAGACGCCGAAGGGATAAGCCAGCGGGCACTCATGTGCGACAGCGACGGCCTCTGGCTGGCGAAGGATCGCAGCGGCAAGTTGAGCGCCTGGGAAACGCCAGACCTCTATCACATCATCAGCAAGATCGGCGGTGCGAAATGATCGGCGTCTGGTTGGCGTGTAAGGAAGCCGAGCGCTTGGCAACCGAGGCCCGCCGGGTTGTCGAAGACGCCATGATCGAGCAGTTCAAGATTGCCAAGGACATGGAAGGCACGAAGACCTTCATGAACCTCGGCTACACGGTCAAGATCGCTGGCCGCCTGAACCACAAGATCGACAGCGACAAGCTGCAGGCCATTGCTGCCGAGGCGGGCCTGGCCGAGCACCTTGGCTCCCTTTTCCGCTGGAAACCGGAAATCAATTCGTCGGCTTGGAAGTCGGCTGACGAATCCATCACGCGCCCGCTCCTGGGTGCGATCACCACCACGGCGGGTCGCCCGTCTTTTTCAATCACCAAGGAATAAACATCATGGCCTCATTCGGAGAAACATTCGTCGCTGCTGACCTGCCCATGGGCAAGAGCTTTGAGCCCCTGCCTGCCGGCTGGTACACGGCAGCCATCACGCAGGCGACCGTCAAAGACACCAAGGCTGGCACTGGTCGCTACATCTCGCTCAAGTACGACATTACCGGCCCGAGCCACCAGGGTCGCACGATCTTTGGCAACCTCAACATCAGCAACCCGAACCCGAAGGCGGAGGAGATTGGCCGCCAGCAGCTGAACAGCCTGATGCGGGCCATTGGCCTGGCAAAGGTGAACGACACCGACCAACTCATCGGCGGGCAGCTGAAGATCAAGCTGGCGATCACCAGCAGCGATCAGTACGGCGAGGGCAACGAGGTCAAAGACTTTGCTGGCATCGCCGGCGGGGCAATGCCTGCGGCAAGCAAGCCGGTGGCTCCTTCTGCTGGCGCGAAGGCTGCGCCGCCTTGGGCGAAGTGAGATAGCAAACCCTGGCGTGACAGATAAATCTAGGAACCTGTCACGCTTTTACCTTACAAAACAAGGACTTACATCATGATTATCAAGTTAAGCAAAGAAGAGATTACAGAAGCAATTCTGGAGTGGACAAACAAACAAATGGACTTTGACTATCAAGAGCACAAGCTCAACATGGTGGAAATGCACTACGACGGCTGCGAGGTCTCCTGGGTCAAGCCTGCCGAGCCCGAGGCCACCTAATGCGACAGCACCGCCCCGATCACGTCCTAGAGCGAGCCGAGTTCTTGTCACGCGCTCGCTCCATGGCCCGCCGGGGCGTTGCCCTGACGCATAGCAAACTCACGCCAGCAGAAGTGCAGGAGATCCGTCAGGCCAAGGAAAACCGCCTAGACCTGCTGGCCCACATTGCCGAGACCTTGAGCAATTCCGCACTGGCGGAAAAGTACGGCGTTCATCCACGCACCATTGAGAAGGTGCTGTCTTATGAGACTTGGAGCCACATCAAATGAGTGCAATCCCAATCCCCGACGAGGTAGCCGCGGCCATCGACGCCGCCCACGAGCGCCAGGTCGAGCTACCCAGGTCGCACCTCGGTGCCAGCCAACTTGGTCACGCCTGTGATAGGTGGCTGTGGCTGTCCTTCCGCTGGGCGGTGCGCGAGCCCTTCCCTGGTCGCATCCTGCGCTTGTTTCGGCGGGGCCGGATGGAGGAGGCCACCATAGCGGCGGACCTCAAAAGCATTGGGATTGAGATACACAGCACCGAGGGAGCCCAGGCCCGGGTTGATTTTGGCTCGCACGT